TCTTTGTTTCAATAAGGGCTTCCTCTGAATAGAAAACCTTTCCATCAGGGAAATATCTGTCCTTAAAGAACTGCGAAACAGGGTACATTTTCTTGACTGCACTGATCAATACTCTTGTCTCGTTTACCATCTTTGATATCCTCCTACTTTAAATAGATTCCCTTGCAACGCAATACATCGATATGCGCTGCAGTAATTTTAGGTGAAGCGATAACCTCACTCTGTCTGAACGAACCGCTTGTATACACAGTAGCGAAAATGCTTGTGTCGTCCTCTGCATAACTTGTAGGCTCGGCTACAATTGCGCTTGGTTCTCCATTTTCATCATGAATTGTGTAAACACCGTCTGCAGCATCGAGCAACTGGCCTCTTTCAATATCTCCAGCTGTTGTACCTGGAAGAGTAACCTCTACATTAGCTACATCGACAGGGTGCTTTGAATCATAGATAAGTTTGTCTTTCTTGATTTCATACGCCGTCTTATTAAGCTCTGTCATCTTAGTTTTCTCCTTTCAAACTATTTACATGTCCTGCGAGTTCATCTGACTCGTCATTCTGCTGCTCGCCAACATATGGCTCGCCCATTCCAACTTCGTCAACTCCTGACTCCTTAGAATCCTCTCTTGCTGCTGCCATATATGCAGTAGCTAACTTTTCACCCTCTACCATTGCCTGATATGCAAGCGTAGGGCCATCAAGTGGATTCTCACCGTACTTGGCATCATTGAGTGCTTCTGCAGTAACTGTAGCCGCAATCTTGTCAAGTGACTGAATACGTTCTCTTTCTGCTTTAGCTCCTTCTGCTTTAGCCTCTGCTTTCATAGCATCAACTTCTGCTAATGCTTCTGGATTCTCTGCCAAAAATTCCTGTAGTGTCATTTGTACTTTTCCTCCTTCTATAGATTTATCAGAATCGGCCACTACGCCGTTTTTCTGCTCTCCAATTTGCACCGGTGCAATTTCCATATTTTCAACCGGCTTGTCAAGCTGCGAAAGCATCTGTCTTAATGCTATCGCTTTATCCTCAGGGATAATTTGAACATCCGCAGCAACAATCTTTGTTGCTAATGCTTCTGGCTCAACCTTTTGATTTGGATCTCCGAAGATATACCCATCGACAAATCCATTTTCAATTGCTGTCTGTGGGCTCATGTAACTATCTTTGTCCATAAGAGCTTGTATCTCTTCTCTACTCTTACCAGTCTTTCTAACGTAAGCATTAATAATACCTGCGTTAAACTCTTTAAGAGCGTCAGCTTCCATCTCCATGTCTCTGTAGTCACCTGAAGCTTGAGACTGAGCATTATGAATCATAAAGATTCCTGTATCAGAAATAAGCGCCTCGTCTGATGCACATACGAGCAATGTTGCTGCCGACATAGCGCTAATTACATGAGCTGTAACCTTGCCCTCGTATTCTTTAATTGCTGTGTACATTTCATAGCCGTATACGCACACACCACCGGGTGAATTAATTTCAATGACTACATCATCGCCTGCTGCATCTGCTAGGCCCTCTTTAATCAAGTTTGGATAAGCTGCATCCATACCAAAATAGTTGTATATCCAACCGACATCATTTGATACGATTGGGCCTTTAATCTCAATTTTCTTCATCTGTAACCTCCTCCATAAGTGGTCTATTAGCCTGCGCTAATTTTTCATTTTCTATCTCAAGAGTTCGTACATTATCTTCATAATCAGAACCATTCATTGCAGCGCATTCATCTTCGTGTGTGGATAAGCCATGAGCTATACGCTTAATTGCAGCCTCAGCTTCTTGAGATGGATTTAATACACCTTGTGCTGGACCAGTCCAAGTTGCATTGGTGTATGCCTTTTGGATTAATGGGTCTGTGAAAAATCCTGGGGCTTTTATGCGCCCAAGGCTTACGGCTTCCGCAAACCATATTTCATACACTTGTTGACAAAAATCATCAACAAACCACTTGCGACGCATTGAAAAAGCTTTCCAAGTTTCGTTTAACGCACCTTTGGATGCACTAAAGTTATTGCTGAATTTCTTCATTAATACCTCTGGTGATATTTCAAGAGCTGCACCTATCATTGTTGCAAAAGCAGATACGAAAGAATCATAGTTCTGCGATGGGTGTTTAGACTCTACTGCCTCAACCTTTTCTCCTGTCTTCAGGAAATTGATTGTTCCGGAGCCTAATCTAATCTCATCTTCCTTGTCAGGTGCCATTGTAAGAAAATCATCATCATCCACGCCGCCAAAACCATCGATATCATTGCCCGTCTCAGTGCTTACAAATAGGGCAAACATTGAATTAATGACTGCTGCCATTATCTCTGCTTCTGTGTAACGGGTCAGCTGCTTGATTGATTGAATAACGGGTGCTAAAAATGGTACTCCTCTGTATTGTTCTGCTATTTCTGCATTGAACACATGAAGAATGTTAGGGTTGCCTGTTCTCTTTCCTCTTTTTTCAATTCGTTTCCACTTTGGGGGCTTCATCGAAAACTCTCCAGGAAACTCTGAGCAGATGTGATAAGCAACTACTTTCCCATTCTTATCAATTTCAACACCATTCATAATGGTATTGCCATTCTTTTCAACCTTGTCGAACCCATCATATTCACCTGTATTATTACCAGGTGTTGAGATTCTATCGGCCGATACTAACCTAAGTCTCAATGAATAAGGCATGTAGGTTGTAGCTTCTCCATATTGGATTAGAGCAAACTCTTCACCGTTCTTTAGCCAATCATTAAATGCTATTTGTTGTAAAGCATAGAAATTATTAAGGTCGCACACGTCGCATAGAGTAGATGCTGCCCATATTGCAAACTCTTTCTTGATTTGTGATTGCAACTTGGTAGCATCCTCTCTAGACATACCCAAGAATTCATAATCAATCTTTGGCTTAGGCTTTAAACCCATACCGATAACATTGGTCCTAGTTGAATTAATAGCTGCTGTAGCTATTGGAGCATTCATTGCTAGGTCTCTTGTTCTTTCCCTTAATAGTTTTCTATTCTCTTCAATATCACTCTTTGGAGATAAGCTCTCTGAGTGATACTGTTCAGCCCATGTAGCTCTTCTAGATGCACCACCATGGCTATATCCTGAATTTTCAAATCGCTCAACTGCGTTTCTTTGGGCGTTTAGCATTGCGGTACTTGCTCTAGTCTTAGCTAATTGGTTTTCAGTTTTTGCAAGCTCAAGACTCCTCTTTGTGTTCCTGAGCTGGAACATATCTGATAAATAACTCATGTTTCCTCCTTTAGAGTGGAACTGCTCTAGCGACTCTTCTCTTGGATGTACCACGAGTCTCATAAGCGTCTATTGCCTGCTCATACTCATGAATTTCCTCAGTAATTTCGCTGAGGCTTGCGCGATTCATTTGGGTTGCGCCAATCGTATAAGATTGACCACCTACTAGAATCTTATGTCTAGCCTTTTTTAAATCTTCTAGTGTAGCTACTGCATCATCATATTGAGTTTTATTTCTAATGATTACTGCCATTTTTACCTCTCAATTCCTTCAATTGACCTTCTAACAGTTCTCTGTCGCTTACTCTTTTTCATGTAATTGACACCAGCTCTTATCTTAGACTCGAGCTTATCCCATTCAGGTCTCAAGATTTCTACAACTGCATAGTTATAATTAAATAAATCAAGCGGCTCATTTCGTGCGCCGCTCTTCTTTACCCATACCTTTTTAATTATTCCGTTGACCTTTTTGTTTATCTGATGCTCACATGTTAGGCCTTTGAAGTATTCTGAATCATACCCTCTGCCTTCTCCTACTGGAAAATGACAATATCCAGGGCCCGTTTCTTCCAGCGATAGTCTGTTCATAATATCTTCTTTGCCGGAATCGACACCGATAATATGAATTAAGGTTCTATCAACGACTACTTTCTTTCCGCCTCGTTCTTCTGTGATATCAACTACAGTCTTTTTGTATATCAAAGGTATGTCAGGCTTGCCTGCATAACCCTTAATTCCATAGCATTTTTTACCTTTAGATTTCATATGTTTAATCCACTTGTAGGTTTTATTCGTAAAGTGGCCACCTGTATCTATTGCAATTCCTGCTACGTTTAACTCTGTGCCATCCTCGAAATGAAGCGGCTGCTCCAAATAGGCTTCGAGCTGATTCCATGGTTCATCAGTAATTAATTCTCCGTAGATTTCAGTTTTGTAGATTCCCCATGACTCGTAATTACGAGTCCAGCCTCTTATTTCTACTTCAAATCGATTATCTTGAACATCCACTGCCGCTGTAAGAAGTAGTACTCCTTCTGGTATTTCTGCTTCGTAGACTTCAGCTCTACTCTCTAATGAGTCTTCATCAACAGAATCCTCAACATATGCTGTTTCCTCCCACACTTCTCCGAGCACGGTGTTAATAAATACTTTCATATCCTCAGGATCATGGAAGCGTTTTAACTTATCATCAGCATCTTTGAAGTTTTCTATAATCTCTTCCCAGTCAACAAATGGACTAGCAAGCTCGTTGAGCCTAAATGATCTAGCTCTCTTTCTCTCTGGGTGTTTAGCAATCCATTTATGATTACTATCTTTCCACTGTCGTTCCGTAGATATGCATCCGCACTCACGACATACCATTGAGACCGTGTCAAACTTTATCCTTTTGAAGTCATATGGTTGAAATGCTCCACACTCAGGGCATTGGGTGCACCATTCTTCCATGCTGCCTTTGTTATATGCATCCTCAATCTTGCTTCGTCCCGCTATTGTAGGTGTAGAAGTCTTTATATGTTTTTTATTCCAATAGGATGTTGCTCTTTTTTCAGCAAGCTTTATTGGATTACCTTCTGAGCCTGCTGACTCAGGAAAGCGGTCTGTTTCATCCATCCATATTATTCTTCTAGGATCAGAAGCAAGTGAACTTGGTGAATTGGCTCCACCAATTGCTATACTTCCACCAGGGTAGCTTTTAAGTAAAATTGTATTGTTTGAATTTCTGGCCTTTGGGTCTGCAACCTTGCAAGCCAGCGATGGGATATCTGCTATCATCTGAGATAGTCTTGTCTTTGAAAACTTCTCAGCAATTTGGATAGTAGGCATTACCAACATCTGTGTAGCTGGCTCGTAATCAATAAAGTATCCTATACCACACATAATGATTGTTGTCTTACCAACCTGCGCCGAGCTCATTACACTTACATCAACAACCTCAGGGTCTGTAATTGCGTCCATGATTTCTTTCTGATACGGAATCGTATCAGTTGAATAACGTCCAGCCTCATTGGAGCCTTCAGGAAGAACCATGTAATTATCAGCCCATTGGCTTAATGTCATGCTATCTTTAGGTTTTAACGTGTTGGCCAATTTGCTCATTAACTGGAGTGTATGCCAACTTACTTCTTTATTCGCCACTATCATCAACTCCTAACGAACTAAGAGCCTCATTGGATATCTCAATGTGTTCGTCAGAATAGAAATCCGCTGGATTGTAACTAGCAAGTTCAACTAGGGCATTATCTATCTCCAGCTTCAAAATCTTTTGTATTTCTGTCCTACTTTTCCCTTCTAGCTTTTTTGCCAACTTGGAAGGGAGGGCGGTCATCTTTGATTTAAACTTTTCAAACATGTCCGTCATTACCGCTTCGACATCCTCGGCTTTATGTACTTGTCCTTTGATTAATTGTAATTTGATTTCTGTTATCTGCCTCTTGAGGTGTTCGTGCATAGCCTTTTCCTCGTCAAGGTCTAGTGATTCTCCGTCGTCATCGGTTTTCTGAGTACTCTTTCCAGCGTTTGCTAATTTGAGAGCTGTGATATACCCCTTTGCCGATTCCCAGAACAAATATCTGCCCTTCGAATCACGTTTTATGATGCCCTTTTCGGCAAGGTCTCGAATAGTCCTATCTTTCACTCCTAGCAAGGCTTCGAGCGTTTTTGAACTAACTATAATTTCCTCTAAATTTTGGGTCTCTTTTTTCATGTCGTCCACCCTGATAATCGGCAATGCCCTAAAAAATTGATTATTATCTAGACAATTATTGGGCTCGCCGACCCGCAAAGCCTTTTGTCAGGCCCGAAAGAACCTACTTTCGGCGCCCTTGAGGCTTGCGTTCCTTCTATTTAATGCAAAAATAAATCTTCTGGGCTAATGAGCTGCGCAAAAGAAGTTAATAAAGCCTATAAAAATAAGTGCTCAAGCCTCTTGATCCTGAAGCTTGAGCACTCTTTTATTATTTTACTATTCAATTGCTATACTGAACTAGCTCATCAACTACTAGATAGTATTTTTTAATCTATTTAATATCCCTGGACCATACACCCAGGACACCCGCCCATGATGCCCTGGATATATGCCCACAACATTATTGTAAAGGGAGTAAGAAATGCGCAAACGGCAAAATAAAAGCGGCGTAACTTTCCGCCGTTATCGTTTCGCCTTTATTGCTTAATATCATTATAGCACCGTTAGAACGAACAAAACGAACACTTTTAATTATATACATTTCTTTTTCTATAGTTTTGCAAATTGCTTTTGATTATCTTCTCACTTTTTATTATTCATTCTCTTTTTTTTGATTGCTTGCAAACTTTTTTCAAAAAATTTTTCAACTTATTTTTCTCAGCATTTTCAAGGCTTGAGGACACTTCCGGAAAAAC